CAGAGACTACAAAGAAAGATATACTAAATGGAAATGTTTATACAGAAGAAGGCAAACACAAATTTATATTTCATAAATTTTATCACGGACATCTACAAAGAAAGAAATGGCCAGAGAAACCACAGGTTACCCAACAGATGTTAAAAGAATACTGTAGTTGTAAAGATGATAGAATTATCATTGGTAAGAAAAGACCAACTATTATGGTAGTAGATGCTTTTGAAAAACCAGAGAATACTCACACACAAAGAAAATTAAAAGAGGAGTCACCGTATTAATATGAGAACGATAGTATTAGGACCACCAGGCACAGGTAAGACTCATACTCTCTTAGAAAAAGTAGATGACTATTTAAAAACAACTAACCCAGATCGTATTGGATATTTTGCTTTTACAAAAAAAGCAGCTAACGAAGCAAAAGGTAGAGCGATGGATAAGTTTAATTTATCTGAAGATGATCTACCATATTTTAGAACACTACATTCTCTAGCATTTAGAATGCTTGGTATTAAAAAGAATCAAGTTATGCAACGTAGACACTACGAAGATCTAGGTAGAAAAGAAAATTTATTTTTAGATTATAACGATTATGATGAAGAAGAGACAGGGTTGTTCACAACTAAAAGTGATTATCTTAGAATTATACATTTAGCAAAATTAAGAAACATTAGTATTGATAAACAATATAATTTAAAAGAACATAATCAAGACGTTGAATACAAAACACTAATACACTTAGCTAACGAACTAGATAGATATAAAAAAGAATACAATCTCATAGACTACAACGATATGATTTTAAAATTTATTAAGTCCGATAAATCACCAAACTTTGATGTAGTATTTGTAGATGAAGCACAAGACTTATCTCTCATGCAATGGGATATGGTTAAGACAATATGGGATAAAACAGTTGACTCTTATATTGCAGGTGATGATGATCAAGCAATATTTAGATGGGCTGGTGCAGATGTAGATTCTTTTATTACACAAAAAGGAAAACCTTTACCACTAACTAAATCAAGAAGAGTGCCAAGAAAAATACATGAGTTAGCAAGTTCTATTATTAATAGAGTCAACAATAGAATAGATAAAAACTGGAATCCAAAACAACATGAAGGAAGACTTACACCGTATGATAGTTTTGAGGATGTAGATATGTCATCAGGTAAATGGTTAGTGTTAACTAGAACTAGATCTATGTTAGACCCACTAGAAGATACAATAAGAGACAAAGGTTTTTATTACGAGAATAGATTTAAAAAGCTGTATGAAAAAGATATTCAAGAGGCAGCCTTAAACTGGGAGCATTTGATTCAAGGACAGATGCTAGATTCAAAACAAATAGAAGGCATATCAAAATACATTAGCAAAGAAAAATGGAACAAGGATAAATTAAAATCGATGGTAAAAAATAGTTTGTATAGTTTAGATCAATTACAAAAAGACTACGGACTTGGAACAAAAGAGATTTGGTATGAAGCATTTGATCAAGCAGGACAGAAAAGAATTAATTACATAAGACGTATGAAACGTAATGGTGAGATGTTGAACAAAGAACCACGGATCAAACTATCAACAATACATAGTGCAAAAGGTGGTGAAGAAGATAATGTTGTATTACTTACTGATCTTACACACAATACAAAAAAATCATACGACAAAAACCAAGATGATGAAACAAGATTATTTTATGTAGGTGCAACTAGAACTAAAGAACATCTACATATTATAAGACCAAAAGATGAAAACAAATGTTATCCAATGCAGGAGGTACTATGACAAACAAAGGTATGTTTAAAGGAACAACATACGATTCTTTAGAAGAGCAGGTCGGCGGGAAACACTATCGCTCTATGAAAATTCAACCCGCAGAATTTATTAATGAAAATAGATTATTATTCGCAGAAGGCAATGCTATAAAATATATTTGTAGGCATCAGTCTAAAGGAAAAGAACAAGATATACAAAAAGCAATACATTATCTAGAGATGATATTAGAAAGGGACTACTCATGAGCTGGGAAGAATATGTAAAACAAGCAAAAATATCAGAAGAAAAATTTGCAAAAAATTTAACTGATCCAGTGTGGGCAAACAACTATCAAAACATGAAAGAACACTGGGATGTCAAAGGAGTCTTTAAACAAAAGCTTTATAAGTTTGATGTTAAAGGAATGAAAAAGAAAAATAGATGGGACAATAATTTTCAAGATGATATTGCATGGGTTGAAGGAACAAATGTTAGAGGTGAACCTGGTTGGGTAAAAGGTAAAGCTGACTATATTGTTTTTGAAAGAAATAATTATTGGCTAGTAGTTGATAGACAAGAGTTATTAAATCATGTAGTAAATAAATTAAAGGAGAAAGGTTATCAAAAGGGTAAAGGTATTTATCAAGTTTATCAAAGAGAAGGTAGGTTAGATAAAATTACGATGGTTCCATATGAAGATATAGAGAAACTAACTAACATAGAAAAGGTAAACAAAAATGATACAGAAACCAATATTTAAACCACAAACAGAGTGGCTACCACCAACAGAGTTTCCAGACCTATCAAACAGAGATGAGATAGCAATCGATTTAGAAACAAAAGATCCAGACCTTATGAAGATGGGATCAGGATCTATTATTAAAAATGGCGAAGTTGTAGGTATCGCTGTAGCTGTAGAAGGTTGGTCAGGGTACTATCCAATAGCACACGAGGGTGGTGGTAATATGGACTTTAGAATGGTTCTAAACTGGATCACAGATGTTTTAAAAACACCAGCTACAAAAATATTTCACAATGCAATGTATGATGTGTGTTGGTTAAGATCTATGGGTTTAACTATCAACGGTAAGATAGTTGATACTATGATAGCCGCTGCACTCTGTGATGAGAATCAATTTCGTTTTGATCTAAATACTTGTTCTAAAAAATATACTGGTTCTACTAAAGATGAAACAGCATTGTACGCAGCAGCGAAAGAATGGGGAATAGATGCAAAGGGTGAGATGTATAAACTTCCTGCTATGTATGTAGGACAATATGCAGAAAAAGATGCGGCGATAACATTAGAGCTCTGGCAGATATTAAAAAGAGAAATAGATCAACAAGATATAAATTCTATTTTTGAACTAGAGACTGAACTATTTCCTTGCCTCGTTGATATGCGATTCTTAGGCGTTCGCGTAGATACCCAAGCAGCATTTGAATTGAAGCAAAAATTATTAACAGAAGAAAAAGAATGCTTACAAATAGTAAAAAAAGAAACAGGAGTAGATACTCAAATATGGGCTGCACGTTCAATTGCGAAAGTCTTTGAAAAACTTCACCTCCCATTTGACCGAACCGAAAAAACAAATTCTCCATCATTTACCAAAAATTTTTTACAGAACCATCCACATCCAATAGTTCAAAAGATTGCACGAGCTAGAGAAATAAACAAAGCACATACAACATTCATTGATACCATAATCAAACATGAACATAAAGGCCGAATACACGCTGAAATAAACCAGCTTCGTGGTGATAATGGTGGAACTGTGACTGGTAGATTTTCATACTCGAATCCTAATCTACAACAGATACCAGCACGTAACAAAGAACTTGGACCATTGATCAGGTCATTATTTATACCAGAGGAAGGTCATACGTGGGGTGTATTTGACTATTCTCAACAAGAACCAAGGTTAGTGGTGCATTATGCTTCTTTGCAAAATCTATATGGTGTAGAGGACGTATTAGATGCGTATAATGAAGGTGAAGCTGATTTTCATAATATTGTAGCTGATATGGCTGATATTCCTAGATCACAAGCTAAAACAATTAATCTTGGTTTGTTTTATGGTATGGGTAAAAATAAACTACAAGCAGAGTTGGGTGTAGATAAAGAAACATCTGATAGTTTATTTAAACAGTATCATGAAAAAGTTCCATTTGTAAAACAACTAATGGACAACGTGATGCAGAGAGCACAGAGCAGAGGTCAAATAAGAACTTTACTTGGAAGATTATGCAGGTTTCATTTATGGGAACCAAATATGTTTGGGATGCACAAGGCATTACCACACGATGCAGCGCTCATGGAACATGGACCAGGGATTAGAAGAGCTTTTACATACAAAGCTTTGAATAGATTAATCCAAGGATCAGCAGCAGATATGACAAAGAAAGCTATGGTAGATTTATACAAAGAGGGTATTACACCACATATACAAGTACATGATGAACTTGATATATCAGTTGATAATAATGCAGATAAGATAAAAGAAATTATGGAGTCTGCAGTACAATTAGAAGTGCCAAACAAAGTGGACTATGAATCTGGACCAAATTGGGGTACAATAAAGTGAGGTTAAACTATGGCTTATCTAAATGCAAACATACCAGTAGAGTATGCACAGATCAGGAGAGAGTATCTATATGATCTTAAAAAACATCACGGAGAAGTTGAAGACTGTATTATCTTTGGTGTTACTTGTATTACAGGTCGTGCATTATTGTTTCATGCTATTATGGAAAATGGTGCAATCTTTTATCGATTACCTATTACAGCTTTTATTCAAAGGGGATTTAAACCCAAAGACGTACCCATACGAAGACTTGATGAACTTCAGCTTTGGAATTCTTTTAGCTATTATCCTGCTGTTACTAGTTGGGATATATTAGAGGCACAATCTGGTAAATATATAGGTAAAGATAAAAAATGGCATTGGGGTCGTTATTTATTTACTGTTGACTTTGCACATCCAGAGCCTAATATACTTGACACTGATCATTCTGAGATCCCGCACGAACATAAGTGCGCTCACGTACTTGCATTAAATGATGGCAATTACGCAGCACAGCCTAACAACAGATTAATATGGGATATACCGTCGTTTACGGTAAAAGACAAAACACCTGATTGGAAGGTACAAACTAACTATTGGAACGTAGAAGACACACAACAGTGGCGAACAGAAGACACTGATAATTTCTTTTACGAGATGGAGGAAAAGAAAAATGATTAATAAAATTAAAAAAGCTATTAGCAAGATTTGGAGTAAAATCAAATCTCTTTTTACACCAAAGAAGCAATAATGATTGGAGGTTGTTATGGACTACAGGTTCACAGCAATACTTATAATTTTGTTATGTTTACTGGCAGTTTTTGTGCGGCCGCCACAGCCGTTGCAAGTTGACCCAAAAAATTATATAATCCCTCCACCAAAACCAAAGGGCATCGACAATGAAGCCTGGAATGAAATAGAATGAGTAAGAAACCTTTAGATATATCGGACGAAGCACGTGTACAAATGCCGATGAAAACCGTAGTGTCTTTGATCACGATGGTGGCAATTGGGACCTGGGCTTACTTCGGTATTATTGAAACACAAAACAAACTTTCTACACAAGTAGAGTTAATGCAAAAAGATTTAACGGAGAATACAGAGTTTAGAATAAAATGGCCGCGTGGCCAACTTGGCTCGCTTCCCGCGGATAGCGAACAATTTATGATGATTGAAGATCTGTATAAAACAACA